GCACAGTCGGCGTTGTGGGTGTAGTCGGCACGGCAGGCGCTCCGCCGGCTGCGGCTCCGGTGCTTGCACTCTTGCCGAACAGCCTCGACAGCCAGCTTCCACCCCTCGCAGCGCCACCGGCGGCGGCAGCTGTTGACACACCGTCAATCGCGCCTCCACCACCGGCCGCAGCAGCGCCACCGCTGCCAAGCAGTCCCCGGAGACCGTTCCACGCCTTCCCCACCGTTGCCGCGGTCTGGGCGAGTTTCATGGCAACCCAGGCGCCCGCTATGGCCTCGATCGCGGTAACGAGCCCGTCCTTGTTTTGCGCGACCCAGTCGAGCACCGACTTGATGCTATCCAGGGCTCCGGCGACCTTCTCGACGATCGCGCCGGTATCTATGCTCGTCAGATCACTAAAGAGCTCAGCCACCGAATCGCCCAGGGCCTTCAGCTTTTCCTTGCCTTCGTCTGTGCTTAGGTAGGCGTTGACTTCCTTCAGGATTCCGGTCAACGCATCGGATACCGTTGTAATCGCCGGAGCCAGTTCGCTGAGAACAGTCAGCTTCAGCGTTTCAAACTCGTTTTCAAGGGTTTGCAGGCTATCATCCAGCGCCCCCAACGACTGGACGTTTTCATCGCTGACCACGGACCAGGATTCCATGGTCTTCTCGTATTCTTCCCGGCCTGCGGCGAACATCGGACGGAGCTCCATCCAGGAGCGGCCGAAGATCTTCTGCGCCATAGCATCGCGCTCGATCTCGTCGCCGTAGTTCATCAGGGCCTCGCCGAGATCCCAGTAGATGTCCGTGGCGTCCCGCATTTTGAGGGATGTGTAATTGTTTTGAATCCAGTTGCCGCCCTCTTTGATGCCGACCCGCAGGGTGCGGAGCACTTGCTGGAATTCCTTGTCACCGTAAACCAGGTTATTCTTCAGCCGTTGCTGGCCTTTGACGATGGCCTCGACCGGGGTGTCGATTAGGTCCGCCGTCTTCTGCATCCGCTGGAGGGTCTCGGTGTCCAGTCCGTACATCTGGGCCAGGGTCTGCTGATCATCGGCCCAGCTCGCCGCGTCGCGCATGGTGTTCCACAGGTTGGTGGCGAACTTGGCGACGTTTGTGGCTGCCTTTTCGATGCCGTCGGTGATCCGGCCGAGGCCGTTGATCACGCCGTCATAATTGACCTGTTTCCCGATCTGCTTCAGGTTCGTGGTCAGCGTGTTGGCATCGGTGGCGGCCGTCTTCGCGGTGGTGCCCACGCCCTTCAGGTTGTTCTGCATCCCTGTCAGGGTGGTCTCCGCGTTGAGCAGCTGCTGCTGCATCTTCTGGTATGCGGTGGAGGCGGGGTCGATGCCGTTCCGCGTCATCTCCGCGAGTGCGTCCTTGGCGTTCTTGACGACCTTCTCCTGCTCCTTGATCTGCTGCTGGAGGATTTTCGTCTTGTTCGCCATGTAGGTCTCGGCGTCGCCGGATGCCTTATAGCGTTCCGCGTTGAGTTTGAGCTCCGCGTCCAGGGTCTTCACTGATTCCTTGGCCTGGTTCATCCCGGACTTGAACGTCGAGAGACCAGTAACGCCCATTTTGACGCTGATGTCCGCCATTTAATCACCCCGCTGAATTCCGTGCAGTAAATAGTCATAATCCCGGCGCCGGATGTACAGATCCAGCACCAGGCCGGGCGCCATGCCCATCATTTCCGTGTATGTCAGGCCGGCAATCAACCCCCAGGAAAGCATTTTCCGATAGGTTAATTGCCGTTCTCTTTTTTTCTCTCGATGTCCTCGAGCACCAGGTCGTGGACCTCGTCCTCGTTTGATTCCACAAGCATCCCCTGATTGATCGCGCTGATCGCCGCGGTCTGGTAGTCTACCAGTTTCCGCGGATGCATGGCTGCCATAACGCTCTTGTCCGTCAGGTCGCCCTTCTCGCCGCTGGCGATGAGGCCCGCGTTGCCCATGATCCTGAGTGCGGTGGCCGTGTTGCGGATGCGCTTCTTGCCCTGGAGCAGCAGCTCGTCGATCAGGCTCAGGTTGCCCACGGTCTCCTCGATGTCCGCAAACTCCGCCATGGTAAAACGGAGCGGGATCTCCCGCTCGCCAAGTTTGATCTTAATGGGTTCCATTGGGGTACTCCTTTCAAAAAAGCCCCCCGGAGGGGAGCATCCCCTCCGGTTGGGGTTCAGTCGTAATAGGTGTTATGGATCTTATACCGCTTTTCTGTCTCGCCGTCACTGACGCTCAGGTGAATGTCGCGCGGGGTTTCGTCCATGCCGCCGTAAGTCTTGGGCGGCGGGCCTTCGATGTCCATCGCGCCGTCGCTGACAAAGTCAGCCCAGACGATCACCTCGTCTCCGGCGTTGGCAGGTTCAGCGGTCACGGTCTGCTGTGTCCCTGGGTTGGGCCAGCTGATCGTGTATTCCGTGACGTATGGATCAAATGCAGGGGTCAGTTCCAGAGACCCAACGCTGATCCCGCGAAGGGTCACGTCGAAGGGACGTTCGCCCTCCCATTAAGCCACGTCTGAGCAGCAGACAGGGACGAGAACTCCATCCAGTCGAAATACTTCGCCTTGCCGGAGGTGTCCAGGTACGCGCCCATGCCGGTCACGTTCAGGCTCGGATGGTTCCATTCGATGGACCGCTGCTTAGTGTTCGCGTTGATGGCGCTCGGGCTGAACTGGGCCTTGTGGAACCAGAAGGCTTCCCAGGACTTCACGCCCTTGAACATCTTCACGCGGATGAAGCCCCAGCCCACATAAGGAGCCGCAGCGTCGCTGACTTCGTAATGAGTCGTTGCGGGCGGAGTGCTGCTGTCCTGGACAGCCGTCCAGCCCAGGAGCGCAGCACGGCCCGCGGCCGTGATGTTGTTGGTTTCCAAGGTGCCGCTGTATCCGTTGACGCCGTTATCGTTGTCGATAATGATATCGTCGCCATAGTCAGGATTGTCGGCAATGTCGAGATTCAGGTTCGCGGCCACCGCGGGGCCGATGATCATGCCGGTGCCGTATTCAATCGCGGAACCGTTGACCTCTTCCTCGATGGGAGCCGCAACCGGACTGAGCATTCCGATGTAGGACATATCGTTCCCTCCTATTTGGTTAGTTCTTTGATCTTCTTGTCGGCCGCCTCGACGACTGCCTTGGTGGCGTCGGTTTTGGCCTTAGATGCCGCCCGCCGGAAAACCGGCTGCTTCTTCATGAATCCGGTGCCGCTGTTGATCGCCCTCGCGATCACGATCACCGGCTTCCGTTTGCCGCCGATATTGACATAGCCTGCGCCCTGGAATCCGATCAGAGTGTCGATCTCTGTCGAAGATCCGCGGAAGTGAGCGATGCCTGTCTTGCCACGGAGGGCTTCTTTTTCTTCAGGACTTGGGAGGCGGGTGTCGCCGTTGTGTGCGTACTTGAATTCGTCCGTCGCGATCTGATCCACGGCGGCCGTCATCGCGCCCGCAGTGACACCCGCACCCGCGTAGAGCCCAGCGGCCGCAACATCCGCGGCGTGGTCCGCTACGCCCTGAAGCATCCGCGAGAGCTCGTCAAGGCCGTCCGTTTTCAGGTATCCAGCCATGTCAAAGCACCTCGATCTGGAAGGTGTACTCCCGGTGGATCTTCTTGGTCTCCCGGTCGTACTCCTGGGTGTTGAGCTCCCAGGCAGCGCCGCAGATGGATTCCAGGACGGCCTCCACCTGGGCGGCCACCGTGGAGGCCATGCCCTTGGTGAACAAGTCCACGCTCCCCTCGAAGGCCTGATCCTGGTGGTGGTCGTCGCCCTGGTCACCATCCGCGCCGAAGTCGATCTGCACGGTCGCGTGGTTTCCGGCGGGCCGGGTCTCCCACTCGTACTCTTTCACAGGCAGGCCGGGGATCGCCTTCAGTGCGGCGACGATCTCGTCATACATCGGCATTCCCCTCCTCGCGTTCCAGGGTCAGCTCGATGCTGTCCGCGTCGGTGACATAGGTGCGGATGATCTTATAGTTCACGCCGCGAAACGTGCAGCGCCGCTCTCCCTGGTACTCGAAGGCCTGGGAGAGTACGATCCTCAGCTCCGGCGCGAGCCCCGCAGCTTTCGCCTGGTACACTTCGGTCTGGCTGACGCTTTTGACTTCGCAGTAGACTTCCCGCGGGATCGTGTCCGGTTCATCCAGGACGCCGTGGGCATTCGGATCTTCCGTGATCAGGATCACGGTGTCAGCGCGTACCATCAGATCACCGCCTCCCAGTCCGTATAACCGGAGGCGATCTGCAGCTGGCCCTTCTGTTCGTCATAGCTGGCCTTCAGCCGGTCATAGTCCGGCGGCGAGCCGAAATGCATCCGAACATAGGTCAGGATGGCCCGCTGGCAGAGCTCGTCCGGCGACACCGTCGTATCAACACCGGCAATCCCGAGATCCAGCTTGGCCGCGGCGATGAGATCGTTAATCTCGTCGTTGTAGGCGTTGCTCGTGATCCTGAGCGCCAGCTTCGCTTTTTCCAGCATCGTCATCCCTCCATTTGCAGGTTATCCATGTAACGCTCGTGTTCTCCCGGCCAGACAGCATTGTGCCCGATGTGCCCGAGGCGGACCGTCGGTTCGCAGTAAATGCGATAGCCGAGCTCCCGCGCCCGCACACAGAACGCCAGGTCCTCGCCGTAGATCTTCATCGGCAGGAAGCAGGTCTTGTACCTGGTCATGACGGCCTTCAGGATCTCCACCGAGATCAGGACGCAGGCAAACCCGCAGCCCTGGATCTCGAAAGCCTCATCCGGCACGTCCGCCATCTTGTACGCGATGCAGCCCTTTTCGTCGCTGATGTGGTTGAACACACACAGCACGAAGGGCGGGCGCCTGCTGCAAGCCAGGCCGGTGACAAAGTCTTTCCCGCAGAACCGGAGATCGTCCAGGATATCCGGGGAGAAGATCATGTCCGCGTCCAGCCACAGGACGTGAGTGTAGCCCTCGTTGATGGCCTTGCAGGCCACCTTGTCCCGGGCAACGTGTGCCAGGGTGCCCTTGCAGATCCAGACGTCGAAGTCGATTCCGTCGTCCTTCAGCCGCTGGATCAGCCTGGCCAGGCATTCCACAAAGTCAACGTGTACAAAGTCGAGGCTCGGGATTCCCACAAGCAGCTTCATGGTTTTATTTCTTTCTGGCCGCGGTTTTCCGGGCCGTCGTCTTTTCCGCCTTTGCTTCCGGCGTTTCCGGCGCTTCCGCTCTCAGCGCCTCCGCCGAGCGGGACGAGAAGAGATTCGCCAGCACGGCGGGATCGGTGATTTCGACCACCTCTCCCGCCTTATGCCGGACGTTGGTATCTCTCAGCAGCCGGACCTTCATCAGGTGCTCGCAGAGGGCTTCTTGATGCGGGTGAAGCGGAAGGGAGCAGTCACGGCGTGCGCGACATACTGGCGGCCCACAACCTTCACCAGGTCAGCCTCAGCCTCGGACAGGTCGTCCCACTTGATCGCGACGCCCTCGCCCTCGGGATAGTTGAGCTGCGCGCCCTTCAGGTCGCCGACGATGCAGTAGTCGTCCGTACCGGCGGTGGCGGTGTCATAGGCGGGCAGGCTGTTGTTGAACAGGACCTTCAGGCCCATGAAGGGATCGACCGCGAAGCTGCCCGCGGCATAGGCGGCCTGGAAGTTCGCCCAGGTGAGCTTGTTCATGATGATGACCGGATCGGAGGCCTCGTCGCTCAGGTTGGCGAAGGCGTTCGCGATCGTGGTCAGGCCGGGAGCCTCGGTGATCCGGGCCGCACCGGGAACGGTGGCGGTGTTGCTGGTGCCCAGAGCCACGATGTCAGCCACGACCAGGTTGGCCAGCTTCTTCATGATCTGGTAGGCCAGCTCTTCGTAGATGTAGCGGACAAAGGCCTCGCCGCCCATGGCCACATCCTCGTCGGTGATGTGGATCCACTTCTTGATGTTGGCGGGGGTCATGGTCACGATGCCCAGCTCCAGGGCTTCCTCGGTGGGGGCGCTGGTGCCCTCGGTGTGAACATAGGCAACGTCGCCGGCCTTCTCAAAGGCGACCTTCAGGTTGCCGCGGAAGTTGGTCTTGCGGACGCGGGAGAGGATCTCCTCGTTGTCCCAGGCCGTGCGGATGATCTCGTCGACCATCACCGGCACCGGTACCTTGCCGGAGGCGTTCTCGGTCTTCAGCAGGGCGCGGCATTCGCGGTCATCGTTGGTGCGGAGATACTTGGCAAAGGCGTCAATGTACTCGGCGCTGTTGCGGATTTCCAGCTCAGTCATTTTCTTTTCCTCCGATTCTCTGGTTTCGATTACGACCACCGGTACCTTGTCCTCGGCGATCTGCTTCCGCTGCTCCTCAGCGGCAAGGGCGGCCTGGCGGAGCTCTTCGGCTTCCGCGGCGAGGGCGCGCTTCTCTTCTTCCAGCGCTTCCAGATTGGCCTCGGGCTTCTCCAGCTCCAGGTCGATCTCGGTAGCCCTGGTTTCGATCTCTTCGATCGTCCTCATGGTGTCAACCTCCGATCTTGATAGCCTTAATGGCCTCGATCTTCCGCATACGCTCCTCACTGGCGAGGCGCTCCTCCTCGGCCTTTGCGATCACTCCCTCGCTCAGGCTGCGCGCGGATATTTCAGTCGCATCATTGGCAGGCAATGACACGGCAGAAACGTCGTAAAGTTTGCGGATCTTGGTGATGGTTCGCAGGATCTCCCGCTTGCCGTCCTCACCCTCCGATTCCCGGGTAACATCCTCGGCCACGGTGAAGCCGAAGGACATCTTGTCCGTATACCCGCCGCGGATCTCTTCATACAGCTGGCGGCCGATCTCGGTGCCGCTCAGGTCTGCGCGGATCTTCAGACCATGCTCGTCAGAATCCAGCGTCAGGGTGCCGTTCCGCGTCCTGGCGAAGACCCGGCCGGTGTGGTCGTACTGCATGATCACGTCCCGGGTGTCCGCGTCGGCGAATGCGTTCGGGTCCACCTGCTCAAAGACGCGATACTCGCCGGTCTGGTAGAGCAGATAGGGCTGGTTATAGGTGCAGGCATATCCCTCGACATACTGGCCGCCGGTTTCTCCGGCCCGGGTCTCGAGGCCAGCAATGTCAATGTTCCGATATTCCCGCTCATTCGGTTTGTTCGGCATTGTTATCCCCCTCGTCTTGCGGCTCGTTGACCGCGTAGTATTCCCCGCGCGCCGGGATCTGGGAGCCGTAGGGCTCCGGCAGCGGCGCCAGGTTCAGGATGTCCCGCAGCTCGTTCCTGGTCATCAGGCCGCGGTCGGCCATCTGGCTGATGGCGTTCATCTTGTCGGCGTTGCTCATGTACTGCAGCCGGTTGGAGCTGAACCACACCCGATTGCCGAAGGACATCCGCTCGCGCTCGGTGTAGAGCATCCTCGTCATGGCCTCGCTGAGCTGGACCGCAAACCACTCCGTCGACCCTTCGTAGAAGGCCAGCCAGGAATCGCCGAAGGCCTTATTTTGGACGACATCCTCGTTGACGCCAAAATAGTCGTACACGTTTGTCTTAATCAGTTTCAGCTGATCCGCATCGACCTTGTAGCTCTCCTGGTTGATCTGCTTGACGTCCTTGTAGGTGTTCGGCCACAGCAGGACGCCGCCGGATTCCCCGCGGAAGTTGTTCGCATCGAAGCGCTGCCGTTCGCGGGCCAGGTCTTCGTCCTTTGAGAAGTTGGCCACCGTCGCCATGAATCGATAGGTGGCGCCGTTCTTAATCCCCTCGGTAATTCCCTGACGCTGCATGGCGATCAGGTCCAGCGTGGCCTTCAGCGCCTCGTTGTTCTCGCCGAAGAGCTCGCTGTCCATCTGGTAGCGGGTCAGGATTCCGACGTGCTCCAGCTCCACCGATGCGCGCTTGCCCCTGTCGAAGTAGAACCGGATGTATGGCACACCGCGCGAGTTTTCCACCAGGTCCCACTTCTCCGGCACCACGCCGATCACGCCGTTCGTCTCGCCGAACTCTCCAAACATCGGGACGATGAAGGCCGTATTCTTCGCGTAGAGCACGGTCGCCAGCCGATAAAGGAACTGCGGCCATGTCTGCAACGGATTCGGCTGGACCAGCAGCCGCGCCCTGAGATTCGGTTTTGCGGAGCCCTGGATATTGATCGACAGCTTCGCAGCGTGGCGGCCGTGTGCGTCCAGGGCGGCCCGGATCAGATCGCTCTCATAGATCGATCCGTTCCAGGTGTAGAAGCTCGGGGTGTAGCCGTTCAGCAGCTGGAAAGTCTGCTGTGCCACCCGCGCGGGCTGGCCTTCTTTCCGGCCAAAAATCCGCTCAAAGAGCCCCATCGTCATCACTCCTCATTCCTGAGCTGACTCCCCAGCTCGGTCCATTTGTTCGCCCTCATGCACATGGCGTCCAGAATCGCGGCCACGCCGTCAACGTGGGCGTTCTTCGACATCTTGACCAGCTTCTTCCGGGCGTGTGCGCTGGTCCCGGTCTCCGTCATCTGGGCGGCGTCCATCATGTGCAGCTTCAGGAGATCGTTATCGTCCGCACACCGGAAAAGGCCGCTTTTCAGCAGCCCCTCGAAGTTATCCTCCACGCCGGTCAGGTTGAACCCCTGGAAGACGCTGTCCATGTGGAAGCCGTAGGCCTCCATGTCCTGCACCAGGTACTGGGCCGAATATCGGTCATATCCGACAGCCAGCGGCAGGATCTTGTACTTTTCGATCAGATCGGTGAACCACTTATAGCAGTCCCGATAATCGACGAAGTTATCCCCAGAGAGCGTCAGCAGCCCGCGCTGCGCGTAGATGCCGTAAGGAATCCCATCCCGCGCCGTGGCCTCGGCCACTTTCTCGCTCGGCATGAAGAACTGGCAGAAGCACCAGATCACGCCCTCGCGCTCGATCAGGACACAGCAGGCCGTCAGGTCTGTGGTCTGCGACAGGTCAATCCCGCCCAGGGCGTAGCTGTTGCGGAAGTCCTCCAGGGTGTAGTTCCACCCGAACATCTTCCGCAGATCCTCCGCGCCGAACCACGCCATGGAGCTGTTCTGCTTCACGTTGCAGTATTTGCAGAGGAACTCCGCGCGCTTGCTGAGACTGTTCTCCGCCACGGCGATCTCTTCAAGCAAGTAGTCCACCGAGATGCTCACGCCCAGGTTCGGGTTCGCCTTTTGCAACTCGCTGATATCGTTCCACTTCTCCGGGTCGTCGATCATGTAGAGCACCGGCAGGAGCCGCCGCTCGCGACTGTCTCCCCGGAGGACTGCCGTGGATCTCTTCACCAGCTCGTCGAAGATCCCCTCGCTGATGTATCCGGCGGTGCTGATGCTCAGGAGGATCGGCTGCCGCCTGGCACCCAGGGCGCTTTTCAGGACCTCGTACTGTTTGAGGCCCGCGTCACCCGGCCAGGCCGCGATCTCGTCGCAGACGGTCAGGTGTGGGTTCAGGCCGTCGGACTTCTTAGCAGAAAACGCCAGCGGCATAGCCGAGGCGTTGTTTTGCTCGATGTAGATATCCGTCCGGCGCTTCTTCGCCAGGCTGCCCAGCTCCGGCTCCTTCTGGATCATCTGGAAGAAGGCCTCGAAGCACAGCCGCGCTTGGTCCAGTTTCGGCGCGCAGAAGTAAACCCGGGCGCCATACTCGCCGTCGATATAGATCGCGCAAGCGGCGATCGCCGCGGCCAGGAGCGTCTTGCCGTTCTTCCGGCCGATCAGCAGGACCACCTCGCGGAAGTGGCGGCTGCCGTCTTCATCCACCAGGCCGAACAGGCAGGCGATAAATGCCTTTTGCCACAGCTCCAGCTTGATCTTGCCGGGCGCCAGCGCGCCCTCATGGTGGCGGCAGAAGCCCTCAATGAAGCGGATCGCGCGCGCGGCCTTCCTGGCGTCGTAGGTGTATTCGTGATTCTCCAGCGATGTGATGATCATCGCGTAGAGCATCCGCACCCATTGGCCCACGACTACAGCACCGGATACGATCGCCTGATAGTATTCCAGGATCGGGTTCAATCGTCACCACCTGCCATCAGATCGGCCAGCGCGCTCTTGCGCTGTTCCTTCGGCAGCCGTGCGATCAGTTTGTCCGTCGCGCTCAGGAAGTTTTTCATGATCGAGTTGTACGCCTGAATTGTAGCGCTTGCCTTCTTCCCGAACTGTGCCGCGCCGTTTTGGTACTCGTCCACGGCGCCGCTGGCATTGATCTCTTCCTGGAGATCTTCCAGGGTGACCACCATAAAAGCCATGTTTTTGAGCAGCGGCGAAACAAACGCCAGCTCATTCGGGGGAAGATCTGCGAAGAGTTTCCGCAGCCTGGTGTTCTCCCGCTTAATCCGCGATTCTCTGGTGGAAGTCTTCACAAATACACCCCCTTTACAGACTTCGGTCGGTTTTTTGTGAG